TTCATGATGTATGAAGAACTAAACGGGAACCGGCCCACAAGTGAGCAAGCGATGCGGTTAACAATCGCTTATTTCTATCTTGAGGATAAAGAACCGGGGGACCTTAAGACGGTGAAATCTTGGGCCCGCAAAAACCGGGTCAAGGTCGATATTCTTAAGGACGATGTAGAACCTTTTTAGAGGGTAGCCACGGCAGGCTACTCATTCGGCTAGCGGTTCGTACGGGCTGGACGATGGAAGAGGTTAAGAAATTGAGCGGCCGAGAGGTTGTCACGATTATGGAGGAGTTGACGTAATGGCCCCGAAGCAATTCGATGTGTATATCGAAGGTTTAGGCCCGCTACTGCGCGATCTTTCAAAACTCGGTAAAGCCGCAGGGAAAGAATTACGTGCGTCTTCGAAAGTTATTGCCGAAAAACACATGGTGCCAGCGTGGAAAGAAGCCGCTATGGGCGCTGGCCCGTGGGGACCGAAAATCGCGGAAAGTGTCCGGGCAGGATCCGACCGAGTCCCAAAAGTCATGATCGGTAAAGCGGCTAGAACCTTTAGTGGTGGCGCATCGGCAACGATGGTGCGATACCCGTCAGACAAAGGAAACCGGGGTCGAGCAGCAGGGGGTGCCCGGAATCGTATGCCTGCCGCGTTCGGATCGGGTTCCGACTGGATTAGTGAAGCCCGCACATACCAAAAGCCCGCTATAGACGAATGGGCTAAAGCCGTCGACCGTGTCGTACGGAAATGGCCGGTGATGTAATGGCCGGAAAAACTTTAACCATATTCCTCGCCGCCGACCTCAAAAAGTTTAATAGGGGCATAAATAAGGCCGAGGGCGGTCTAAAAGGCTTTGGGGAGTCGATAAGCCGCAACATGGGCCCGATTCTTTTGGCAGCCGGGGCCGCAGCAGGTGCGTTCGCCGTAAAAGTCGGTGTAGACGCCGTAAAAGCAGCATCCGACCTTGGCGAAACACAGAATAAAGTTGGAGTCATATTCGGTCAGAGTTCACAATCAATTCTGGACTTTGCCGAGGATGCAGTCACCGGCCTAGGTCAAACCCGTATTCAAGCACTCGAAGCATCCGCAACATTCGCCCAATTCGGTAAAGCCGCCGGGCTCAGTGGCGGGGACCTAGTAAACTTCTCCACCGAACTGGTTACCCTCTCAGCGGACCTAGCCTCGTTTAATAACTCGTCACCGGATGAGGCTATCAACGCTATTGGATCCGCGTTGCGTGGTGAAGCCGAACCACTGAGGCGCTTCGGTGTGCTGATGGATGACGCCGCACTCAAAGCCGCCGCCCTTTCGATGGGGATCGGCGACGGCACCACCACTTTGACAACGCAGCAAAAAGTATTAGCCGCCCATAACGTCATTCTTTCCCAAACCAGTGACGCTCAGGGTGACTTTGCTCGCACCTCTGAGGGTCTAGCCAACACTCAAAAGATCTTGCAAGCCGCCGTCGAGGACGCTAAAGCCGAAATCGGTATCGGCCTAGTCTCTGCACTGGAAGCCGCCGGGCAGGCTATGGGCGGGTCGAGAGGCATGGCCGGAGTTATCCAAGACACCGGGCAAGGAATAGGTGACTTCACTCGCGGTGTTGGTATTGCGATAACTGAACTATCCGACCTAATAAACACTATTAGAGGCGTCGGGGAAGAATCGAGTGACGCAGAAAAAGAAGTTTCTTCTTTTGATGGTTTAATGAAAGTGTTGCGGGTAAATGTGGCTTTAGTGTCTTTTGGATTATCGGAGACAGCGATCAGGTTGTACGAATCGGGCGAGGAATCCCGAATAGCAGCCGAAAAATTACTTGTTTTTGCTAACGCCGCCAAGAAAACCGCCGACGGCCTCCCCTACTTCCTGGGCGGTCTAAGGGAAGTAGAAAAGGCCACAAACGAGCAAACTGCCGCAAACGTCAAAGCCACCTACGGCGTACTGACCCTAGCCGAACGGCAAGCCGCATACGAAAAGATATTAGAGGGAACCGAAGACACAATACAAACCTACGGGGGCTCGACCGCATCCGCGACCGTCGAAGTAGAAAAACTAACAAAATTCCAGAAGTTCCTAGAAAAAAGCACGGAAGACGTCGGAAAAGCAATCGCCTCGACTGAGGCACTACTCAGCACTCAAATACAGAGTTTTAAGGACGCTAAAAACGCCGTAGCCGACTACGCCCTAACAATGCAGGGGAATCTACTATCCGGTATTGACCTGGGCTCAGCCTTTACGGATCAATTCGATGAAGAGGGCAATAAAACCGGTGTAGCCCTGGTGGATGCTTTTAACGCTCAAATAGCGGAGGCCGAATGGTTTGGGAACGTACTTGAAGGCCTGCAAAACTCGAAGGTAGATCAGCGGCTCATTGACTACATGGCCGGATTGGGCCCGGAAGTTGGCGGGGCACTCGGTCAAGAAATGTTAGGCGATAAAGGCTTATTAGGCACAATTAACGAAAAGTTTGTAAACATTCAAGAAAAAACTAAAGAGCTTGCCCTCGGTTTAGTGCCTGACTTTATGAACGCCGGGGTAGAGCAGGCCGCCGCGATGGTCGTCGGGCTCGCTAACCAACTGGATTACGAGCGCGACACACTTAAAAAGTTGGGTAAGAATATGGCTAAGCCAGTGGGGGCAGCGTTCAAAACGCAACTCGCCAGTGACGTGGCCGCAGCGGTTCGCAACGTCGAAGCGGCAGCCACAGCGGCCCGAGCCGAGAAAGTAGCCGACGCGACAGCCGCCCAACAACTAATCACCGATCAACAAGTAGCGCGGGCTATCGCCAACGTGATCCGCAACTCGGATGCCCGTAGTGGCTCGGTCGTAACCCCGGTGCTGACATGACACTCGAAATCACTCTCGCCGGGTCGGTTATCGACCTGGACCTATTCGAGTTTAACGTCACCGTAGCCCACGGACGTAGTGATGTGACCTCTAGCCCGACCGCCTCCAATACCCAAATAGTGCTACGGGGCAACACGGGCCCGCTACTTGAACTCGCCGACACGGTCTCAATATCCTTTGATAATGTCGATCGCTTCACCGGTGCGATTAGTGACCTGAACGTGTCATTCATTAGTACGGGCACTCCGACTGCAATCACGACGATTACCGCGATGGGTAACCTAGCCAAACTCGGCTACACCGATGTCGGAGTGACTGGCTACATTGAGCAGAGCGCACGGCAACGTGTAACCGACATTCTCGACGCGACTGGCCTCGACTACCTTAACGCTGGCGACCCCGATATCACGCTGTACGCGATCCTCGAAGCCGACGCGCAACCCTCCACAGCACTCGACGCCCTGGCACGTATCGCTCAAGGAACCGGGGCCACGTATTACGACGACCCCACGGGCCGAATAATATTTGAGGACTACGGCAACCGGGCCTCGACAACATTCTCAGGGATATGGGCTAACCAGGTCGGCACCTGGTCCGACGCCGAGGGAACATGGGCCGACGCCCCGCTATTCCCAACCAGTTTTAACCTTGAAGCCCCTGGAGTAGTATTCGCCCCGACATGGGCTAAGACTTTGACGCCCCTGATTAACGACGTCACTGTCACATACGGGCCAGACCTTACAGTCAACCAAACGGATAGCGCGTCAATCACTCAATACGGGCGGCGTGAGTACCGGCTCGACACCGACATTAAAACGATAGGCGACGCGACGACTCGGGCCGCGGGGATTATGACCGCGCAAGCGAACGGGCTGTGGAACCTTGGCCAAATATCGGTGCTCGTAGACCAACTCGATGCCGACGACACGACCGCACTACTCGAACTGGTATCCGGTGACCTCGTAACCGTCAGAGGATTACCTGCCTCGGGCCCTTACCTTGACTTTAACGGCATCGTCGAGGGCTGGACGGACTCCTACAACAACGGCCAACACATCATGACACTGTCAATCAGTGACCCTAGATTCTCTTTGCAGGTCCTACAATGGGGACAGGTCGCCCCGGGCTTTGCGTGGTCAGAAGTCGGGGCGGGCGCTCAATGGTTTGAAATAGTTACCCAATCCGATCTAGTGAGGTTATAAAATGGCAGTCACACCCGTAGGGAATCCTTATGTGGAGTCCTCCGACCTGGTCGCGAACTATCCCGGTGCGTCTGAGGCGCTCGCGGAGCGTATCGACATTGTCGGTGTAAATCCGTTTGCTAACGCAGCGGCGCGTGACGCCGCAATACCTAGCCCGGTACAGGGCCAAATGTGTAGCCTGAATGACGATAACAAGGGTTACCGGTACGACGGTAGTGCATGGGTGCTTTTTAGCGGGGCCGGTCCTGCGAACTTCACAGACACAGCGACCGGCACTTACACAGACGGCGGGATCGACTACAAGTATTTGACCCTTACGGGGACGGGTAGCGTCACGATAGACCAAGCCGGTTTCGCTGATGTGCTCGTTGTTGGTGGTGGTGGTGGTGGCGGTAGTGCTACAAACGGTGGCGCTGGCGGCGCGGGGGGTTATTTCGCGGTCACTAACGTCTATTTTACAGTGGCAACACACACAGTAACTATCGGTGCTGGTGGTGCTGGTTCTGCGTCTATTCAAGGAACCGTCGGCAGCGTCTCTAGTGTGAATAATCTTTACGCTTTTGGTGGCGGGTTCGGTGGCGGTTCTGGGGGCATTCGGTCTGGTGGTTGTGGTAGTTCCGGTGGGGGTGGTTCCGGTTCGAATCCCGGCGGCGCTGGAATCGCAGGTCAAGGATTTGATGGCGGCGCTGGTGGACCTGGCAATAGCGGTGGTGGTGGAGGATCCTCAACCGTAGGGGCCGCCGGAACTGGCGCTACTTCTGGTAATGGTGGGTCTGGAACTTCCAGTAGCATCACGGGTTCGGCTGTCGGTCGA